TTAGATTGTCACATTAGTTCCATCCTTTAACTTAAAAGTAATTGTTGAATTTTTATGCACTGTTGCACTTTCAACTATCAATCTCCATACGTGTTCACTCCAATCACTTAATGGATCAATAGAGTTACTTAAGTTATTTATGAATGATTGCATCTTAATTGCCTGTCCTTCTTTTTGAGTCTTTTCAAATGCTAAACCATCAAACTCAGTTTTTGCTAAATCATAGCGTTTAGTAAGTTCCTCGTATTGACTGTTGAAACCACTAATATCAGATATTGATTTTGAATTACCTTTTACTAGTTTTTTTACAAGTTCTGCAATTACAACCAACTCTCCATTCAGTTCTTGGATTCGGTCATCAATATCTTCTGTTTTTGTAAGTAGTTCAATTACTTCATTTGCATCTTCTAAGACTCTATCTTTATCATCTAGAACCGAATTATAAGCCTTAATAAACTTGTCCTTTATTTCATCTTCGGTAAGGTTTGGAGTTTGGCATCTTTCTTTATGTTTATGGTACTTGTTATTACAACGATACATAAATTTAGAATATTTGCTTGTTGAATGCCATTTCTTTTTACCATAGAATCCACCACAATCTTCACAAACCAATTTTGATGCAAAGGCATCAGAGGATGAATACTGTCTCCCTAGTTCTTTACGTCTTGCTACTTCAACTTGTACTTCTTCCCATGTATCTCTTTCAATAATACCTGGATGATTGTTTTCTACATAATACTGAGGTATTTGACCGTTATTCTTCATCTTGGTGTGTTCAAGATAATCCACTGTAAAGGTCTTTTGAAGTAATGCATCACCTTTGTATTTCTCATTTGTAATAATTGATATTACACCGTTTTTACTCCAATTTGTATTCTTGCCACTTGGTGTTTTAATATTCTGCGATTTTAGAAAGGTTGCGATTCCGGTTCCAGTTTTACCTTCAACGAGGAACATTCTGTAAATCATTCTTACAACTACTGCCTGATCTTCATCAATCATTATCTTATCATCCTCTTTTTTGTATCCTAAGAACGATTTATATGCAAATGACACTTTCCCTTGCTGGAACCCTACTCTCTTCCCCCATGTCACATTTTGGCTTATAGAACGTGATTCCTCTTGAGCTATTGAAGCCATAATGGTAAGTATCAACTCACTCTTAGGATCCAATGTCCATAAATTCTCTTTTTCAAAGAATACTTCAACACCATTATCTTTTAATTTCCGAACATAAGATATTGTATCTAGTGTATTACGAGCAAACCTTGATATTGATTTTGTAATGATTAGGTTTATATCTCCGTTCATTGCATCTGTTATCATTCGATTAAATTCAACGCGCCTTCTTGTTGTTGTTCCTGATAGACCTTCATCAGCATACACTTTAGTATATTCCCAATCAAGTCTATCTTGAATTAACTTTGTATAGTAGTTTACTTGAGCTTCATAACTTGTATATTGTTCGTCGCTATTTGTTGATACCCTAGCATAAGCAGCTACCTTCTTAATAGTCGTTGCATTTAGTGGCATCTGTGTAATTGGATTCATCGTTGAGGGTATAACTGTTACTTTAGGCATCTTTTTCAACTCCTTTCAATCGATTCAATGTTTTAATTCTTGCTTTTTCTTTCATTTCAGGTGTCCATACATCTTTTCTTGATGGTTGAGTCCATTGATATTCTTTTGTTGATGCATCTTTCATATGGAAGACTAATAACTTATCTGGCATAACTTCTATCCAGGTTACTTTGGATTTAAAGTAATCCACATTGAAGTGTTCTATATTAAGAATGTTTTTTGATGCCTCGATAACTTTATTATTTGACACTTGTTTAGAAGCACACTCTTTTACACCTCTTTTTTTAGCAAGCGAGCACCTCCAAACTTCTTTATAAGATGTATTTTTATGAGAATATGCTCTTCCACATGCCCCACACCTAATCATTCCTGAGAATGTATATTGCTTCTTGTTTGGATTCATTTTCATTTTACTCAATCTTTGTTCTCTGATTCTCTTAGCTTTTAAGAACAATCCTTTTGAAATGATAGGTTCATGCGCTTCTTTTATAAAGTATTTATCAAATTCACCACGATTGATTTTTTTCTTTTTAGTTAAGTAGTTTTCTCTATAAGTTTTTTGAAGTATCAAATCCCCTGTGTAATTGTAATTATTTAAGATATTATATACAGATGAAGTGTTCCATCGTTTCCCTATATATGGTTTGATACCATCTCTTTCAAGTATCTTGCATATCGTCTGATCACCATTTCCATCAATGTATAATTGATAAATCATCTGTACAATTTCTGCTTCTTCAGGTACAACTGTCAATTTTCTATTTTCAAGTTTGTATCCTAGATGCGATTTGCCTCCCCACATAATGCCTTGTTCAAAGTCCTTGTTAATTCTCCATTTCATGTTCTCAGAAACACTTCTTGATTCTTCTTGTGCGAATACTGCTAGGAAAGTTAGAATCATTTCACCTTCCCCGCTAATAGAATGAATATTCTGTTCTTCAAAGAATACATCCACCTTTAACTCTTTCAATTCTCTTACCGTTTTCAATAGCGTTGCAGTGTTCCTAGCAAACCTGGATATGGATTTTGTAATGATCATATCTATTTTCCCGTGTCTACTATCTATTAACAATTGCTGGAACTCAGCTCTTGAATCCTTAGTTCCTGTATTTGCCTCATCAGCATAAACTCCTACAAAAACCCATTCAGAATTTGCATGTATAAACTTTTTGTAGTGATTTATCTGTGATGATAATGAATGAAGCATTGCATCTTTACCACTTGATACTCTTGCATATGCAGCAACTCTAGTGCGTTTTACCAAGTTCGGTAATACGTCGAGTTTTGTTATCGTCTTCTTCATCTCTATTTACCTCCTCTTCAGACATACTATATATCACTCTTTTAGGGGGGTTAGTCAAGAGATTAAGGCGATAAAGATTACCTTTATTGATACAATATTTGTTTGCTAAATAAGATTCAGCTTTTTGATAATCTGACTTCGTTATTATTTCCTGTTCTAACATAGATTTGATTGGTGCGAGCGACAAATAGTATTTTTCTAAATTAGATCTTTTCATTTATTAGTTTGACTTTCTTCAATTTATTCCACCATTGATATCGACATTTATCTGAGCAATATACTTTTCTCTTTTTACCTTCAATTGAGTTTATTTTGGTATTACAGTTTTTACAAACACCATCTAACGGTTTCTCATCTCCCTTTTTGCAGATGTAGCGTACCTGATCTCTAGTTAGGTTCAATTCACTTGCGATTTTCTTATAGCCATAACCTTCATCTCGGAGTTCTAATATTTGTTTATTTATTTTCATTTGAACTACCTCCTCACTAGTTAATGGCGAGGTTAGCTACTAAAAACCGATAAATATGAAAAAAAGGCAAATAAAAAAGGACCCCGAAGGATCCAATTAGTTAATCATTGTTTCATTTACTACTATTTTAATTGCATTTACACGATCTCGTATTAGATGATGTACATTCATATTAATATCTAATAGTTCTTTCATCATTTGTTTTTCAAATGCCACCGCATCAACTTCGACTTCTTGTTGGATGTAATCTGCATCATTGTGCTCAGTACCTGTCGAAGGTGTATAATTCTCGAACTCCTTTTTCCAAACATTAACAGTACTATCAGGTTCTCTGTACATCATATATTCTCCATACTCTACTTGAGCATACTGATAAGCGTGTCTTGTTTCATGTAAAACTGTAGCGGTGAAATCAGAAATTCCAACTCTTTCAAGCCAGTTCAAGTTCACAACAATTGTAAAATTTTCCTTCAAGAAAACTGCATCAATATTTAGATTAGCAAAGAAACTCTCAGGTTTAAACTCAATTAAAATCTCTTCAAGCCACAATAATCTTGATGCGAATTCAAGTACCTTGTTACACATTTTCATCTTCTTCTCGATTCGAATATCCCTATAATCAGATTCAACCATGTTTATACCTCTTCTAAAAATTGAAATTAACTATCCAGGCATTCCTGAAAATAATGCAATATTTTCTTGGTCTACATATTCATTTAGTAACCTTACCATTTCATTACTTATATCTCTTTGACCAATATATAAATCTATTATAGTTTTAGAACTCTTATTTACAAATGTATCTAAAACAATATTTCTTTCACTTAACAATTTCACATCACCTATTGATGGCACATAAAAAAACAAACAGCCTATTACGGTATTACTTAACTTAATAAAATCGAAATAATAACCATCTTCATTTTTCATAATTACAAGTAGTTTACCTTTAGATAATTTCATTGTATCTTCGAAAATATCAAGAATGGAATTTGTCCAATCGGCTATTAACTCAAATCTCAGATTCTTTAGGATGGGATAATTCGGTTCCTCTTCTCCCGGTGTGTGCATTAGTATTTCAAAAATCGAATGATTATGTCTTGGCATATATATTTCTCCTTCCATTCGAGCTCAGTTAACTCTCTTAACACTAATTATACCATCTTTTAGCACTTTTTTTACACTTAAACGTGATACACTCAGGCGTAACTGTTGCAAACAAAAAAAGCCGTACCTTTTTTTACCAGTACGGCCTTGTTTCAAAATACATTCTTATTCTTTGGTGTTAATGAATGTTAATTTCTCTCCTACGATTCTTAAAATATTGTTGTCTATATTCAATGATGCTTTCACTCCAATTGTTGAACCTTCAGTTAGGTATTCGAGAACACTTTCTATAAATCCTTCATTTAGAGTTATTGGGATTAAATCGGATCCCTTTTCATTCTGTCTTTTAATGTCAATAGAAACAATCCCTGTTAGTTTATCGATTTTAATTACTCTACCTACTAAAACAACTTGATTTAACATATTTTTCCTCCTTGTTTTGATATGACACATATTACCTAAACAAAGACACTATAGCAAGTATTAGAAATCTTTCTTTTTCAGCTTTTCAGCTATTATTTTTTCAGCTTCAGATAGTGTTTCTTTCCCTTGCATTTTATTGCTAAATGATATGTATTCATTAATAATCGCTTCTATCCTATATTGATTCGTTTCAACAAACTCTACTGCCTTTTCAGTTGAACCAGTTATATTGCTTACCCATTCGCTGAATCGAGATATAACCGCTAGCTTCTTCTCATCACCAACAAGATATGCTTCACCATTTTGTTTGGCAATCTGATTTTTTTCTTCTACAATCATAATAAACTCTTTAATTGTCTTTTGAACACTTTCATCAAAAACTACTTCTTTTGCTTTGTTGACGAGTTCATATATATTTTCTGCCGTGTCCTTCAAATCTTGTTTTACTTCTTTTATTGCCTCATCCAAAGATTGGTTCTTTGTTAATTTTGATGTTACATATAGCGCTAGCAACAATAGTGATATTACCAGTAAAATTATCTCAAGTGCTGTCATTTTCTTTTCCTCCTAAATGTTTATATATATTTACTTGTGAATCCTCCAATCTAGTTACTCGATGTTCAAGTACGTTTACATCCTTCTTTAGAGATTTAATGTCCTTTGAATGTAGTTCAAGAAGGTTGATCATCTTCACGTTTTGCTTATCGATTTTTTGTAAATTCACCATAATTTTATCATTTTTTGATTTGTTGTTTTTCTCTTGTCTGTTGAATTGTTTTATTGTAGTAAGAATAACTACTACCATTGTCACAATCCAATAAATTAAGTTTTCCATTTTAAATAACTGTAGAAGATTATCCCATTCCATTTTGTATCATCTCATTCCGGTAATTTTCAAGGTAATCCAATTGTTCCTTAATTTCATCTACATAATTTAGTGCAATTTCATTATCCCAATTCCACTTAAAATCCATCATTTTACTAAACCAGGGTTCTTCAACAACAAGTTCATACTTTCCTGTCTTTTCATAATGATCAACCATTCCTCTAATCCTAAATACATGGTAGTGTGATTTAAAGTTAGTATTTACATCAAATCGCATACGTCCATATTCAAGTTCAGCTGCAATATGATTCAACATAAAAGCTTTATCATCGTAAATTAGTAACTGATCGATTGTCTCTTGAAATGATGAATTGATATAGATAAGTGTCCTATCAATGCTCATTACGTTATCAGCTGCAGCTCTATGATAAGCAATAATTGAACTATCAAATTGTTGTCTTTGAATAAAACGATCTTTTGCAAACACAAATAAATCATATTCTCCTAGAGTTAAATGCAAATTCCCTTTAAATCCATCTAGTACAACTGTTACATCTTTATCGCTTGAATTGTCATCTAATCCGTAAGCAATAGACCCACCATAATAGATAAGGAGTATCTCTGTATTTGGAAACACTCCTTCAATTATTTTATATAGATCACTCATTAGGTTCTTCCTCCTCAATAGGTTCAAGAAGTGGAGGTTCTAACACATCATAATCATCGATTGCATCTTCAAATCCTATGACATTTTCTTTTAACCATTTATAACCCTCTTCAATTGGATTCACATCCAAGAATAAGGTAAAATCAGAAAAGGGAATAGAAATATCCACTTCTTCAATTGGAATGCTTTTATTTTCTCTGGTGGATTTTGATATATATGAGGCAACACAAATAGTAATCTTTTTATTTGAGTAACTAATATTAAAGGCAGTAATTCGATGATAGGATGCAGCAATTCCAAACTTTGTTTTTAACTCTTTTATTATCGCCATAATCTATTTCCTCCTCATTCTATAAATTGTTATGTTCAAACTATCTGGTGACCCAATAGACATTCCAGTATTAATATAAAGTTGTCCTAGATTCCCATATGCTGTATGAACGAAATCAACCATTTTAATTGATCCGTCACCTTGAGCTGATAACGTTGTCATACTTTTGCCATATGCCACCCAAACCTGTGTGTCTAAATAATTTGCGTGCAGGGTTGGTGAGATTTCAAAATCAATTACTTTTGTGATCCCACTAGTTATTGTTGGTCCAGTCTGATAACTATCTTCAATGTACTTTGCTGTTGTGTTTTTACCAGCTCTTCTATCATGGGTTGTGTTTTCAGTGTTTAAATGATGATTGATGTATGAACCATATAAACTACTACTTGAAGAAGTTCTGTAATAAATGTAGGTATCAGATGTGTCAGTTGATGTTCCTTTAGTTGTTGAAATTATATGAACCTTATAAATATAAGCAGGATCAAAAGCATATGTAATTGTCCTAGTATATCCATATCCTTGATAGTAATAAACTTGTTCCAGTTCTCCTCCAATTTTGACAATAGATGAGGAACCTCTTGCATATAATATTTCATTACTGTAGTCAAACGCAAGTTCTCCAACATAAGAGAGATTTGACGTGGTTGGTGTAGTTGTTCCTCGCTTGACTCTAATGACCGCCATTAATAAGTACCACCATCAATAATTGACGATGGTTGTAATACTTTACTTGTATCAATACCAAGTTTATATATAATTTTAGTTGGAGTGTATCCCGTATCTACTATCGGATAATAAATTAGACCATCTACTATAACTGAATTAGCATAATCCGTATCAGAAACTGCTAAAGATATCCCATCGGTTTCAATTATTTCTGACATTTTTACATTGTCAAGAATGGTTCTTTGTTCTGTGTCTAAATGGATATTTGATGCAACATGGGTATTATATGTAGTAGATGCTACACCACCTAAACCTGCTAACGAAATCGTAACAACTCCAGTAGATCCGTTGACGCTTGTTACTGCATCTGTTGGTGTTAAGAGTTCTTGCCAATTTGCAAGAGTTGAGTATGGTGATGCCTTAAGAATAAATGACTTATTTAAATCCGTTCTAACTGCAACGTCACCCTCTTGTGCGTTTGATAAAGCAAGCATAGCGGTTTGACTTGATACAACATACGTATTTGTCATTGCTATCTTTGGTACTACACTATCTGCTAATTTTCCATTTGAATCAAGAATTGGTACATTACCATTTCCAGTTCCTGTATTTTTTGTTGATGAAGTACCTAGATTAAGTGCAGTAATTTTTGAATCAATCTGATCATCTACTTTTTCAGTTCCTGGTATCTTTAGATAATCAGCTTCTGCAAGTGGAACTGATACACTTGCCACTTTATCTGCTTTTGCTATATATAAATGTTCACCGGTAAAATCGACTTGTGGTTCTCCTGCTTTTACGGTACCTGTTGAACCAGTTAATGGTCCCGTTCCAGCTGTTGTTCTTCTTTTTATTTGAATTGTAGCCATTTAAATTCCTCCTATTTTTTCATAAACACACTTGTAATATTGTGTGTCGTATTTCCAGTTGTTAATGTGACGATTCCATTTTCGTATACAACACTTAATGAATAGTCACTTGATGCGTACCTGTATGATATTGATGTGTTTGATCCAACAAACAAGAACATCGCTTCTCCAGGAAACGTTACTACTGTATGATTGTTTATTGTAACGTAAAGAATTGAATCTCTTAATTCTACAGAACTCGTTCCAGAAAAACGATATGTCCCTGCAGTTACCAAAGTGAGTGATTTTCTCATTGGTAAATAGTGATTCAATATTTCATCATCCAAATTATCGACTCGAGCTTTATCGTTACTGATAAGTTTTCTTGAGTAACTCGTTGACGTTACTGATGTCGTTGTTTTTGTATAAGCACATAAAGCTAATTCATATAGTCCATCAGTTGTCAAAAGATTTGTAACTGTTAATGATGGATAACTACCTGTTTGTTCTTTCAAATATAAACTAACTGAGTTATTTGAGGTGTTAACGCCTAAAACAACATATCCATATTTGCTTGAGTCAGGTGTCACACCTATTATTGTCTGATTTTCTATATAAATTATTCGTCCATAAACTGAAACGTACCCATCACTAAATGTAATGGTATTATTAGCCAGTGTATAACCACACTCGTTTTTTAATCCTTTGAGTATTCCTACATCATTTGAAAATAGAAAATGGTATAAGTCTGAATCTATTTTTGATGTAACATTCCCACCTTCAAATGTAATTTTTTGTAAACCCATCAGAACTCACCTCCATCGATGTCTGTATTGGTTATTGTTATATTGCTTGTTGAACCACTACTTGTATTTTTACTGAGTAGTTGTATTTTTTCTGTAAGTTTAACTCGATATTCTCCTAATGTAATCAATGCATAGTTTAAAGAATCTTTGAACGTGATTCCTGTTATCACCGATTCATATGTTTTCCCTTTATGAATAAATGAAACATAATCACCAAGATATATGTTCTCGAAAGGAATGAATATCTTGTTTTTCATGTCAATCATAAATGTAATATTGTGATCTAATTTGGAAGTTACCATTTCACTTCTTGCTTTGGTTTCTAGTGTTTCATAATCATTATCGGTATAAATATAACTTTTGGCCATGACACTTGTGTATCTATCTTCTGATGAGCCATCTTCTGTGATTTCTCCAGTTGAAAGTAAATAGTATGTCTTAACTGTTTGATAGATTTGATTATCACTTCTTGGATAATACACTACCTTATTGACAAGTTGACTTGTTGAATCATTAGTTTCTATGTTCAAGATTGATGAAAAATCACTTTTAATCATCATACCTTGATTTACACTAACAATTCTAAAGATAATACCTGTAATGCGTCCTCGAAGATATGTTACATCTGTGCTAAAACTGATTCCATATCCTTTAGATACAAGTTCAAATATTTTTGACATATTAATGATGTTATCTGATTCAAAACTAAGACTTCCAGATACACTTGTTTCTTTGCTTATTGTCAAATAAGATAGATTCTGTTTTTGATCTGAATTGTTCTTGAAATAGTCTGTTATAATCTGATACAAGTAATCTGCTAAATCACCTGTAAAACTTGTAGCGGGTATGTCCAAATTAAAAATCTCCCTAAAATCGAGAGACTTTATGTTGGTTGTGTAATCGTCATTTAGTTCGATACTTTCCAAAACACCAATATACGAATATACATCATTCTTTAAGATAACGATATCTCCGATAATGCAGTTAATGTTTGTCTTATTTACTTTGAAAGTTGATCTCTTAATAAGTACCATATCTAGTGCGAGTTCAAATTGGTTACTGATATATGCATTATCTTTGTACTGCAGAGTGCTACGATCTAAGAATAGTAGTTTCATCTCTTATATTCCTAGATAGCCTTCTAAAACAGTTACTCGACAAATAGATTCGGTAGCCACTCCAGGTTTGAACTCAATCTCATAGTCACCATGATCCAGGAATATGAAATTGTCTTCTTCAAAATCCTGAATGCCATAAATATCAGTTACAGCACCAGCTTCATTCATTGTCATTTCTTGCTTACTAGGAATAGAGTTTATAGTAATGGTTATATCTTCTGCAGTTAAATATAATCGTAATATGGATATCACTTCTCCATTCTTCTTAATTAGCACTTCAGGATCAACAACACTTCCAATCATTTCAATGACAATTGGTGCATCATTTAAGCCTTCATTTCTTAAGTATATTTTCCCTTCATAGGAACCTGAATAATAGTAAGGATAAATATATGGGTAAACTTTCCCGCTAGATGAACCGTTAGCAACTATTTCATATGACTTCTCTTTTAGCCACAATGATAACTTCTTAAACACGATGTTACTTTGAATGGTACTTGACACAAGTTCTGCTTTGGATAAACTAGCGACATCTACATAACAATAAGCTTTAAATGCATCATTTTGGTAATATAACTTATACTCTTTATTGCTTTTACTAATAAAATCTACAAAATCTTTATAGCCTTGATATCCTCTTAGAAATACTATTGTTTCAGTAATATCTGATAGAGGAATGTTATATTCTGAACGAGCATAAAAATGGTTATATTCTAAATACTTCAAGTCTAGCGAAAAACCAAGACCACTCACTTGTGAGATTATAGTCTGGTTCTTATGATTGAAGTAATAGATATCCCCATATTCGTTTTCTATATAGAATTGTCTTATCATATCACGCTACCTCCTAATGCCTTATTAATAGAATCTACATCAAAAGTTGGCGATGTTGTATTTATAGTAATATTATTCGTGCTACTGCTAGATGAACTTGAATTTGAATTGTTCACAGTGCTTGATCCTTTTAGATTAAATGTGTCCGAAAAGAAATCACCAATACCACCAAAGAATCCACTCACCTTATCTGCAGCATTTGACGCAAAATCACTAATGCCATCAGTTACTTTATTAGCTATATTAGATATACCTTCAGTCACCCCTGAGAATGTTTCTTTGATTTTTCCACCAAAGTCACCAATTTTAGATGGCAAATCACCAATCCATTCAAATATTTTTTGAATGAACTCTACGATTTTCTGTACAACATTGAGAACAGGTTCAAGTACTGTTTTTAGAACATTGATTGCAGGAACTAAAATAGCATTTAATACTTCTCCAACTATTGTGATAAGTGGTGCAAGTAACCCTAAAATCTCAGCAAACATCTGGATTTGAGTAATAAGTGGCATCAAGATAACATCTAGAATCGGGACCAGTAAATCTACTAACATAACAACTAAATCAATGATCACATCCAGGATTGGTTGTAATGCTGTCATCAAGCTATCAACGATTGCAAGAATTGGAGGAAGCAACTGCATGAACGTTTCCATAAGTCTTCCTAGTAATGCTTTGAACTCTTCGCTTTGAAACAGTGCCATCGCTAATATTGCAATGAGAGCACCGATACCTAGTGTTGCAGCATTGATTCCAACACCAGCAAACATTCCTGATGTTCCTACTGCTTTTAGTCCCATAGAAGCGATATTTAATAGTGGTCCAACTTTTCCAACCACAGCTAATACTGGTCCAACAGCAGCTACTAATCCTGTTAGTGTTGCAATAATTTTTTTGGTTCCTGAATCCATATTATTCCATTTTTCTATCCAGTTTTTAAGTGTAGGAATAACATTGTCTCTTACTTTAATAATAAGCTCTTGAATAACAGGTAAAAGTGTACTTGCTAAATCAATACCTAAACTTGACACTGCTTGTTTAGTACGATCAAGTGCATCTGTGAATTCACCTGCTTGTGCTGCTTGCTCATTAGTGACAACTCCAAGCTCTTGAGCTTCATCTCTTAAATCACTAATCACACTAGCTTCTTGAGTTAACACAGGAATAATATCTGCAGCGACTCTTTCACTTAACAAATCATTTGCTACACCAACTCTAACAGCTTCATCTTCTACTTCACTTAAAGCATCTCTAATCAAAGCAAACGCTTGATCAGCATTTTTACCTTTTAAATCGTCAATTGACAAACCAATCAAAGCTAAACTATCAGCATATTTGTCACCGTTACCTGTAGCAATGTCTCCAAGAATACCATTCACTTTCATGAATGCTCGTTCCATTCTTTCTGTGGATACACCAAGTATAGTTGCAGTATGATTCCATTCTTGCATTGCTTCCGCTGACAATCCTAATTTTTCAGCTGTATCTCCAATTTCATCCGCTGTATAAGCTGATTTTATTGAAAATGCTGTTAAAGCAGAAACGGCACCCAAAATAGGCACCGTTACACTTTTTGTTAATGTTGATCCAAGTTTACCTATTTTCGCAAAATTGGCATTACTTAGTTGTTTGATTTTAACTTGTGTTTTGTCTAATTGTCCATTCATCTTAGCTAATTCAGCTTCAGTATATTGGACATTACGTTTGAGCTTATTAAACTCCTCTTTACTCATATCCCCAACTTGAACAGCTTTTTTTGCATGCTCAAGTTCTTGGTTTTGTGTTTCGAGCTTTTTCTTTGTTTGTACTAAGATATCGTTGAGTTTTGATTGCTTTTGTTTCCATAAATCTACATTAGTACTATCATATCGAAGGTTCGTATTAATCGCTCTTAAGTCTTTATTTTGTTCTTTTAATTCTTTTTTAACTCCATTAAGTTCATTTTCTAAATCCTTACCATCAAGAGTTAGTTTGATGTTTAGTCCTTTGATTGTTTCTGCCATTAATGTTCACCTCCTATAGTAGGAATTTATCAATATCACTTTGCGATGCTCTCTTTGATGATTGCTTCCCATTTATAACATTCATTTCCAGCTCCACTATCTCAAAATAGGTATCTAAATCAAAAGCCTTTGTATCTTCAATCGAAATACCTAAGTGAGCAAGATTGAAAATGATATTTGCTGTTATGTTTACATCTTCATTTCTTTGTGGCTGGGTTGGGACTTGGGCCGTTTTGAAACGTTCCTAGCATCTCACCTATCGTATTCGTTAGATTTTCAAGTTCAGTCTGATTGCTCAAAACTGAAAAATCCAATGACATCAGAAAGTCATTATAGGATTGTTTACTGAATGGTCGATGCAATACATAAATAATTCTGAAGATGGTATCAATCACAGTTGATATATCATCTTCTTTTTTGATGTTTGATTTTTCTAGTTTCTTGATATCACTAAATAATTCTGTTGAGAATACGCTACGATAATCAATGATAGTAAATAGTGATGAATGAAGTCGATAATCTTTCTCACCCAGTTTTAATGTTTTTTCCATAGTAGATTATCTCCTTATACAAATGTAGGTAATGTAGGTGTTGTTGTTAGGAAAGCTGTATAGTTCGTATCTCCCACACCTGCAATTACTCTTAAGATTAAATTGTCTCCAGATTCGATTGGTCTTGCTGTGATGTTTAACGTAATTGAGTTCGCTTCAATTGAATCGGCTTTTGATTTACTAGCATCTCCCGAAGGTGTAGCGGTACATAAGAAATACCAAATACGTCTTGCTTTGATATCACCTTGAATTTCATATCCCAATGCAAAGGTCTTTGTTTCTCCATTTAATACTTCTACAAGATTTCCATTTGTATCTTCTAATACACCAAAGATGTCTTTTTTAAACACGTCATCAATCTCTGTAAACTTAAGTGTTACATTAGAACCTGAATTAGATACCAATGTTGCTATTACTTTATCATCAGCATATACTTGTGTGCTTCCACCGATTGCTTCTGTTGTAATTTCTTGTGCTCCTTCTAAGCGTTTTGGTAATGCAAAAATCCAACTACCATCTTCAGCTTGTGTCGCTAGTGAATAGTGTACGTTTGTTAAACCAAATGTGACTTTATTACTCATTTAAAATACCTCCTGTTTAATTTCATATACTCTGTTAACTGAACCATCTTCATTGACAAATTCAGATAATAATTCAAATTCATATTCCTTAAAATACAAGGATGCTTCTAGTTGCTCTTCTAATCCCAGATTCTTCTTTTCAGTTATTAAACTAACTTGGAATGTTGCTACTTTCGCTACAGATTTATCATCTGCATAAACTATAGATCGATTACTTAGTTCTTGATAGATGATATAATTTGGATTACTTTCTAATCCTTCTCTTGTTCCATAGGATACCTTACCAGGTAAAACGGAATTCAAAGTATCAAATAAAGCTTCTAGTTTTTCCTGCATTAGTAATCACCTTTTTCGATAATTGATATAATATCTTGTAACATTTTAGGTGTCAGTATATCGTATGCTGGACGCATAAATGGTCGTGGTCCAACGTATTTCCCACTACGATGTGTAAAACCAAACTCAAGTAGATGTGTTAGTTTCCCTTTTTCATTTGAGAAGATAACTATTGTCTTGTTGATTCCACTACCTTGAGGTTCTGCTATAAATGATTCTGCAAATGGTTTTGAACCACCACTTCTAGGTGCATGGGTTCTGATATATTTCACAATTTCCAGTCCTGTTTCATCCAGTCGCTTTTCTAATTTTATCGTTATCTCTTGTGCATAATCTTCTATCATATTAAAAATAGCAACACCTAGTTCATCAAGCGAAATCAACGATATCACTCTTTCTGACTTTTGTTTTACTCAAGTAAAGTTCAATGAACTGTCCAATCTGATACGTTCGTTCAATCTTATAGATGTCTCCTGCAATGTCAGCATATTTACTTCCATCATATAGGAAACTTTGCATCTTTAATGCGATGTCAATCCTTATGTCTGATCGTTTACTTTCATAGTATTCATTTGATGTAATACTAAAGTTTATGCCTATTACTTCTTTTGAACTTTGAAGTTGATAAATTGATGTTCCAATAGAATTTTGAACCAAATCCATAGTCAGCAATTTTATGGATATATTTGGTGAATTAGGATACATTTTCAGATACTCCTTTAGTTAGTGCAATCTGTCCTACCAACATATCAAATGACTTTGGTAGTTCTTTTGCACTCCCATCATTCTTGAACCCAAAGAAGGTCTTAACATAAATAATTATCACTGTACTAACCATTGGATTTGATTCATCATTTATATAAGAAGGATCAATCCCACAGCTAGTTAAGTATGCTTTGCAACTACTAATGTGAGTCGATAACTCATCATCCGCATATAATTCTGATATAGGGATTAGTAACGCTTTTTTCACAATATCTAATATTGCCATGTGATCAATCCTTTCTTAATTTACTCTAAGCTACTACTTTCTTTTTGATACGTAGGAATCCGTTATAACCGACTACATTACCACCAGTGAACACTGATGCTTTATAGCTGATGATTCCATCTTTGAATTTGTAATCTGTTGATTTACCGATTTCAACTGGTGAGAACACTGGAACTTCATAGTTTTTAAGTGCACCATAAGCGATACCATATTCTCCAGCCAGTGTATTACTATCAGAAATAGCTTTACAGTTTGAGTTAATGATATAAGGAATACCATCGATTGTTTTGTTGACATAATCAATTGAGTGCACTTTTCTTCCTTCAGGTGTTTTAAGTCCTGCAAATGCACGTAAGTCATTCTTATTTAAGATAAGAACTGCTCCACCTTCAACTTCTTCATCTCCACCATAAGCAAAGACAATATCATCAAGTGAAGAATCTGTGATTGCTGCAATTTCAAGTGGTGTAGTATCTGCTAAAGCTACTGCAGCATCACTAAAGATTCCAGTGAATGTATTAGTTGTTCCCGCACCACGCAAGATTTGCTCTGAGATTTTCTTTTTCAATGAAATATTGATGTTACGTAATACTTCTGCTTGGTATGGAATAGATGGTAGTTTTTCAAGTTCCTCTGTGATTTCTGTATAAGCAGTAATCTTCACTTTGGAAATTGTCAAATAACCAAATGCAGGTTCTGTCTCACTGTAAGGTTGTCCCTCAAGTGTAGTACCTGCAATCCCATTACTCTTAATAAATGATTTCTTATATGTTTCTCCACCATTAAGATTAATTACATTTACTCGATCTACAAGTGTTGAGACTTGTCTAAATGGTAATGGATCTAATCCTGAAGCTGTATGTTCAGGTAGTAAAATCTCTTCACTTAACACTTGAATCACACGACTTTCACGTAAACTAGCACCACGTTGTTCTAACTTTTCTTTATCAATTTTATTTCTGTTATCGATATTTATTGGTTTGATTTCTGTTTTACTAGCAATCGCCATTTTCTTATCAATAACACTTCTTTCTTCTTGAAGTTCAGTTGTTTCAGTTTCTAATGCTTCAAGTTTGGTAATATCTGTTTCCTTATCGACAAGACCTCTGATTTCAGTCAGTCTTGACTTTATTTCTTTTCGTCTCAATTCTAAATTCATAGTTTTTTCTCCTTTAAATTTGTGTTTTGATTTTGATTCGTTTCTTTATAATATTTGATTTTCGTTCTTGCTCTACTAACTCCATAGCCTTTAGTTCTAACTCCATAGATTCTAAAGAACGAGCGTATATACTTGTTGCATCATATGCCGGAGTATCCACTACCGACACATCATACAAACGTTCTATCTTTGTAATAGTTCTTTTTGGTACTCTACCTTCACGGTTCCATACTTGTTCGTCAACTGTGAAAGCAAAGCTCATCTTATCTAACAAACCACTTCTTACCATTTTGTAGATATCCTGGTTCGTATTTGTATCCAACAATTCAGCGCGAACTTTTAGTCCAATATTATCAACAGTTAGTGTTAATGATTGGTTCTTAGTTCTTGCAACAATTAAAAAGGAGTCCATATGATTGTATTTCATAGGAACATCCTTCATTTTAGTTTCTGATAATGCTCTTGAATCGATTTCTTCTAAGAAACCATATTCTTCATCACCTATTAATGTTTCGTTATTAAAGATTAATGCATAGCCCTCTAATATCATCTTGTCCTCTTCTTCATGAAGGGTAACATCAGCTAATCTAGTTTCCTTTATCATTTTTTCTGGTCTCTACTTTCTTTGATTTTGTTGTTATTTGTTTTTGATACTCATATTCAAGCTCAGAGTCTTTATAAAAAAGTGACTCGAGTTTTTCCTTTTTACAATAATCATTAATAATGATTTTCTTTTTCTTTTGCGTTTCCAAAATCACCTTAAGTGCATCTTCTGATATCTTTCCATTAACTTTTATTTTCATCTATTGGTTCCTCCGTTCCTACTTGGTATTGATTGGCTTTATCAGCATCGACAAAGTTTAATGATTGAAGTCGTTTGTTTCCATCTTCAATTGGCTCTAATCCTAATAAGGCTCTTGATTCATTCAACGACATAATTCCTAAACTCATAAGCTTTTCAATTGCTGTTACTTTTGTATTCCATGAAGCATACTGTAATCTTTCACTATAGAAGATGATTTCCTCTCCACGTTCTAGTTGATTATCCGTAAGTAAGCCTAAAGAAAAAGCCTCGCTAAGTTGAATAGCTAAAGGCTCAATTGTTGACTCGTAGAATGAGTTGAATTCATCTTCTGTATATTTACTTGTAAAGATAGGTACTGATACTCCAAAATAATCTAAGATCTTCGATTGTAAAAACTCAAGTGTATCCTTATCAATTAATTTCGGATCAACATTTAAAGGTATGTATTCTGACTTTAAATCTATAGGGATAATTGAACTCCCTTTGAGACTCACTGATTCTGAAAGAGCAGCATCGAAAAGTTCACGTTGCTTCTTCTTATCTGTTTCTGATAACATCCCATTCATCTTCAATATACCTTTTATCTGCATTGAGGATTTTACAGCATTATCAATACCCTGTAGCAAACTATCATTGATGGATATCGTTTTTAGAATTGCCTCATGGTCTCCAGTTGATCCTGTCCCACCAAAGATATCGTTCTGGCCATAATGTTTTCTCAAATGGATAATATTATCATATGGCAAGATGTATGACTCACCATTATCAAACAAAAACTTAATGAAGTAAGTGTCTGAATTATCAACAATCATTTCTACAGTTATTGGTCTTAGTGGATAAATTCCTTTGAGTTCACCTGTATCCTTATCGAACTTTGGATAAACAAATGCATTATCATTTAACAAAAGTAATGTGATTGTCTTATAAATAAAATCGTATGGTGTCATAATTTCATTTGGTTTATACTTCAAAAGAAAAGACAGTTTACCTTTTTTCTCGGTTACTGTCTTATCGTTTTCGGTTTTTATAAATCTAGGTTTGAGTTTAGCACATTGGCTAGCTACTCGATCAATACATATCTTTACTACATCACTTTTGGATATGTTAGTTCCAAATGATGTGTAGAATGTATTTAAATTACTTATTAACTGGAGTGCATCATATGATCCAGTTTTCTTTTTTCTCTTAAATATGGCCATGTGCACCTCCAAAGGACTACTTTTTAATTTTTTGTATATCTAATAATATTAGATTATACTTTTTGATATATTCAGATAAATCAACTTCAAAAACCCTTTTCGCTTCCAAATTGTAATAATAAATATACATTGGTATATTACTTGGAACTAATTCTATTATTAAATCTAAATATGGCAAATCAATTTTGTTTACAGACCAACCTATAATATGAATTTCGTTTACATTTTTGTATTCCTCAAGATATACTTTCCAGCTTTTAATGATTGATGATACATCTTTATATGATGCTTTCATATAATTAAGTACAGATTCCATTAAGGAACTTTCCTTTTGTTGCAGAGCATAGTCAACTTGGTTGTTATTTAGTTCTTTCAATAAAGCATCATTCCTATGACCCATTACTAAATCTTCATTATATCCTGCTCTACCGTGAATGTGTCTTACTCTGTTGTCATCAATCCCGTATGTGTATTCTAGAGTGTCTGTATAATTAAATGAGAAAAAATAGTTGTCATCATTTAAAATGCTTTTTTGAAAAACTTTATCTTCTGGTAAAACTATATAATCAGATACCCATTCTAAAATCAAGTCAGACCATTGATAAATAAATCCAATCTCCTCGTTTAAAAAATATCCTACCCCTTCATCTTCTCCCGAGTAATAATCGTCATCATTTCTTCCTCTTATAGTAGCAATTAAAGAATTATCTCTTAATCGATCAATATCCAGCTTTGATAAACTATTTTCAAAATCATTCCACAGCGTTTCTTTACTTCTTAATGAATAATGTTCCAAAACTTCTAATATTTCCGGATATCTTATTTCTATAAAATCTCTAAAATCCCAATAAGTTGTTTTCATATCATGTGCTCTATCAAAACCGTTCCCAATAATTATAAGCTTACTCATGTTTTTTCACCGATTACCTTTCAACTTAAATTATATCATATTTTCGAAATCTGTCTTAAATCTATTTAAAACTACATAAGCAATTATTAATGCTACTGTCCCATCAATCCTTTTGTATTTAGAATTTAGTTTTGATGGTTGTATGTTTCCATTAAGATCTACCTTAGCTTGTGTATTAGATAAACACCATTTAAGTATTGGGTTGTTGTTATAGTTTACTAAGTTGTTTTTTAAATCAGCTTCTAGGATTTTCATTGGCTCAGATAGTGAATAGATTCCCTGTCTAACCTTTTCCATGTTGAAACCTAAGTCTTCCATTTCTTTAATCCAGTATTGAGAATTCCACGGGTCATATCCAACCCAAAGAGGTCTAATTCCATATGTTTGTATCATCTTCATGAACCACTGAGTTACTAAACTAAAGTCATTTTGGTTTCCATCAGTTCTTGTAATATAACCTTTTTTTATCCAAATATCATATGGAACATTATCTTCTTTGATTCTTTTCTCAACTACTTGACTTGGCATAAAGAAATGAGGAATAATGTACTTTATATTACTATCTCTTTTTTGTATCACTAAGACTGCAGCTGTTAAGTCTGTGGTTGATGATAAATCCACACCAGCAATTGCATACGAATCTCTTAAATCATCGATTGTATATTTGTCTTCATTGTTTAGGTCATCAAACGACAACCAAGAACCTGAATCTGCTTGTTTTATATTAAAGTCTTTACAAAGCATAGTCACTCGTGTAGATAGGTCGTGTTTTGATTTATTCATTACATCTTCTAAGTAGTTACTTAACTTTACTACTCCCAGACTAGGATTTGACTTTTGCCATGTTTGTTTATTTTCATATATCTCTTTTGTTGAATCCTGAGTGTAAAGCCAGGGAAGCACTCTATCATCCTTTATTTCACCTTTCAACATCTTTCTTACGTAATCTAACTTGTTATCTAAAAACCCACCTACAGTTGTTCCTTCAGTCGTTATGATAAATATAAGCGGTTCTTTCTTAGTCGATTGTGATTGTTTTATTGCATCATATACTTTAGAGTCAGTCATTTCATGGACTTCATCAATACAACCAACTTCGATATTGTATCCATCTTTATTTCTTGACTGAGCTGATAATTTTTTTATTTTATTTTTTGTTTTTGGAGAATAAATGCGATATATGTTTTTCTTGCTTCTTGTCTCTTTTGATAAAGCTGGGGACTGTTCTCTCATATTGTTAATCTCTTCAAATAGTATGTTGGCTTGTTCTGTAGTATTAGAAGCACAAACAATATCAACTCCACCTCTTGATAGGAAGAATTCAGCAAGATCTAATCCAGCCACAAATGTCGTCTTTCCATTTTTACGTGCAATTAATAATATAACTTCATTAAATCTACGCAATCCTGAATCAGACATTTTAAATCCATAAGCTGTTTGAAGTATTGCTTTCTCCCAAAGTTCTAATATAAATGGCATTCCATTGAATGGTGATTTTGTATGTTTACAGAATCCTTCAATGAAATCAATTCTAAGATTTCCTGGTTTATCATCAAAATAATACAATGGATTATCCAGGTCTTCTATTAACTTATCGAGTTCTTTTTTCAACTCTTCTCCAACTATAATGTTCCCATTTTCGATTTCATTTTTATATTCTATTAAGTAATTCATTCATTTGCTCTCTTAAGAAATTCATCAAAGGCATCATCTCCATCATCAACTTGTGTTCCAAGAATGCTATTTAACGTTTTTATTACTGTTCCATATGAGTTCACAAGTTTTGTATAATACTTCGCAGCTTCAGTCTGTCTTTGTGCTCCTTTATTTGAAGTTTGGATTGCTCCATACTTTCTAATCTGATCTTGTAACTTATCAAGTTCCACTTTCATAAATGCAGCTTGATAAATTAAGTTATCTACTAACTCTGTCTTTGATTCATCAACCAAAGAAAAAAGCGACTTTAATCGCTCGTATTCTTGTTTTATATTCATAGTTTACTCAACCTTATCTAAAAACTGTACCATTTCTTTTTTTGAGATTTTGTAGTAACTTAACCCGTAACTTTTTTTCTTCATTTTTGAGAACATCTGATATAACTCAATTCCGTTTGTATAACAATAATTATATACATTTACCTTAGTGCTTAAGTTAGCAAACTCCCCTAAATAAATTGATTTTGGCTTTAATTCCCCAATTTTATAATGTTGTCGATCTACTTTTGAAATATCTACCAATAGATTAGGCAACAATAATCTCCATTCCTTTTCATAGCTCCATATCTTCTTTTTTGTGAAAACAATTGAGTCAGAAATAGTTTTTTGCTTTTTTGGATTAAATAAATCAATACCTTTAGTCTTATACTCTTTCAAAATATCAAGATAAGTTGCTCCTTCAATATTAAAGATAGAAGTCATTACTTCAATCGAAGTTTTTATTATTTCAGTAGCATCGTATTTATCGTTAGTATATATTATTCTGTAGGTGTTATATTGAGAAACATCCTTTGTATCAATATCTCCATAAATCTCTTTGTATCCTTCTATTTGCTGAACAAAGTGGTCTGTTAAGTCATTGACTACATTACAATGATAATCTTTTATTTCTGACAAGTCTTTGTAATGATATTCAGCTGCAAAACCTTTACCATCATCAGCGTAATGAGCCCACATGACTTCATTTGAAACATCTTCTGAAAAACAAGAAACTAAAAATAATTTCTTCAAAAAGCTCATATTTTCTTTATATAATTCTTCAATCCATTTATGTGCTATATGCCTTTTATTTTTACTATTTATATTTTTTTGTTTCGCATAAGCAAATAGCAACTCATCTTCTGTATTCTCTAATAAGTAATCTACCAATATTTTTGAATCAACAACAAAACTCGTATCATATGGATCGTTAAATGAATCAGGTCTTGAAACCCAAAAATCACTTTTCACCAAAGCATCTAATGTATAATCATTTGCTGGTCTGTATCTGAAAAGTGTAAAGTCATTATCAATATTTAAAGTATGCACAATAGTTGTGCCATCTTTAGTTATGTCTACTGAATACTTTTTTTTAATTTTTATTACCCCCTTATCATTTTTTCAAAATATTTGCCTCGTGTTTCTTAAGCGTCCCCTTACGCGGTACCCTTCTCAAATAAATAATAGGCATTGGGCGGGGGTTTATTACTTACCTTTACTATTCAATAAAGGTGATACTTCATTAATGAATCTATATTCAGGATCATCCTGATAGACTGCAGTGATGTTAAATGTTCTTATTACTTGAATTGGATTGTTAGTCTTGTATTCAACTTTCACAGTATTTCGTAAACTATTACCACCTGTATCTCCAGAATTAATATAGCGTCTAACTCTTACCTTAACTGTATCTTTATACGCACTACCAATATAAACAATCTCATCTTGTTTTGCTGGGTCGCTCAACAAATAATAGCCATTGAAATCAAGATCATTTAAATGATTAAAAGTTCTTGTTATTAAAATATTTTGCTCAAGAAAGTCATTTAAGTTCATTTCTTATCAACACCCTTTCATTAAATATTATATCATGTATATAATATGTTTATACAGAGATTATATAACAAATAGTAATCATTGTATAATGAAAATATAGGAGTCAATCCTATCAAAGAAATAAGTTTAAGTAATGTCGTATTATATCAAGGGTCTATGAATCCATTTTCGTGCCCGACATACTTATACTTTTTTTCTATCATTCCTATTTGAGAAAGTTGGGAGATTCAATTGATGAAACCCATATTATGCATGATTGGGAGAAGAGAATAGTGTAAGACTTAAACTAGAAGGAGGAATAATGAATGGCAAGAAAGAATATGTCATGGCTATTGACGTAGCCAAAGGAAAGAGTATGTTTTATATATTATCAGTTTATGGAGAAGTTATCATGGATGCGATTGAGCATAATCATACACTTAGCGGTTTCAAATTAATTGATTTAAAAATTAGAGAGGAGCGAATAAAACAAGATCTAGCAGTAATTATGGAATCAACAAGTATCTATCACTATCCAGTAATGAGGTACTTCTTAGAACAAGGATATGAGGTTATTGTGGTGAATCCAAACTTAGTAAAGAAGAGTTCCACAAGCTTTAGAAAAACAAAAACAGATAGATTAGATGCGATTAAGATCGCAGAAACATATTTCAAGGAGGAAATAAAAAGTAATGCGACTAAAAGTGGCAATTTATATGATAATTTGATGGCAGCAAACAGACAACTACTTAGTTTAGAAAAAGCCTTAACAGCGATAAAGAACCGATACACTAGAACATTAGATATATGTGTACCTGAACACGAACAATTCTATTCTAGCAAACAAAACAAATATAACAAAAAGTTCATCACACTGTTTGAATACTTACCACACAGTGACTATATACAAAGAACTAGAGTAGATCGAATAGCTAACATATTGAATATGGCATTCGAGTGGAAGTATACAGAACGATTAACCAAAGAGGCTATAAAAATTAAGGTTCTATCAAAGAACTCATATCCTGGTGTTTCTAAATACAGTATTGAAGTTGAAAACTTAGGACAAACAATACAAATAATGAAGTACTTGATGACTGAGCACGAAAGAGCAAGACAACGGTTAATTCATTTAGGTAAACAAGCAATAGAATACAAATTTATTGTATCCATTCCAGGAATCGGTGAACAATCAGCAGCACAACTAATCGCTGAATTAGGTGATATATCAAGATTCAAAAACTATAGACAGATTAATGCCTTTTGTGGTGTAGAGCCGACAATATATCAATCAGGAAAAGCTTTCTACAACGGCAGAATATCAAAATCAGGAAATAAATCAGCAAGAAAAGTATTATACACAACAATATCCGGAATTAATATGTCACAAAGAAGATTTAACCCTGAACATCCATTACTTCTTCACTATGATAAAAAGAAAAAAGAGAATAAATCAACTAAAGAGTGCGTGATTTCAACCTCAACTAAACTCATTAGAATTATATTCTCTTTGTGTAAGCATCAACAAATGTTTACAATGTAAGTTTACCACATTTTTAAAAAGTAGTCACTAATGTGATTTTTTTAAGTATGTCTAAATTGTACTACATGATTTTTATCAACCTCACTATTGACAATTTAGAAAGACATGAAAGGTTTATTAAATTCCCATCTTTATCAAACAACTGTTTACAAGTGAATCTCTTGTGTTCCTTGTTATGACATTTCTTACATAGGAACTCCAAGTTATCTTGATTTAAACTAATATTTGAATCCATTACGTTATGAGCTGTTAATCGTTTAATATGATGAACTTCTTCACCTAATGCACCACAACGTTCACACTTACCATTAACATCTCGTATTTTGATTTCTCTTGCTACTTGCCATGCTACTGATTTGTAGAATCGATGTATTTCTTTAGGCTTTCTCATAAAAGTTTCTCAATTCGGTAATCTTGTCATCTACATGTTCCCAACGAACATCTAAATCTTCTCTACCGAAGTGTCCGTACTTCGCTAACTCCTGGAACTTAACGCTATCAAGGCTGAGTTCTTTTCTTATGCTTTCAGGTCTAAAATCAAACACATAATTTACAAGTTCTTGTATCTCTTCATCAGATATGACTCCTGTATCAAAGGTATTAACTAAAACACTTACTGGCCTTGCTACTCCAATTGCATAGCTCAAATGAACCTCGCAGTGTGTGGCCAAACCTGCCCCTACAACGGCCTTTGCTACGTATCTTGCATAATAAGCCGCACTACGATCAACCTTGCTTACGTCCTTACCTGAGAAGGCACCTCCGCCATGTTTAGCATAACCACCATAAGTATCAACGATAATCTTTCTACCAGTTAATCCTGAGTCTGCATATGGACCACCAATGACAAACTCACCAGTTGGATTGATTAAAACTTCAGCATCTAAAATCGTGTCGAAATCAAATACTTTTGTTAATACTTCATTGATGATAATATCTTTTGCTTTTTCTAAAAGTACTCCAGGTTGTGTTTGTGCTGAAACGACAATAGTCTCTACTTTCTTAGGTCTACCATTTTCATAACCAACAGATACCTGACATTTTCCATCAGGACCAAAGATATGTGAATACTTCTCTTTACGAATCTTGTCCATTTCTTTTGAGATTTGATTCGCCAACATAATCGGTAGTGGCATGAACTCTTGCGTTTCATTACAAGCATAACCAAACATGATGCCTTGATCTCCAGCACCTTGCTCATGTAACTCTGTTGAATTTACACCAAGTGCTATGTCACTTGATTGTTTGCTTATCTTTTCCATAACTACAAAGTCATCATTGTATCCAATTTCTTTGAGTTTTTGTTTTGCTATATTTGCATAATCTACTTTCGCAGTTGTTGTGACTTCTCCAAAGACAAATCCTAAATCTTCTTTGATTGCTGTTTCAACCGCTACTCGAGCATTTTTATCTTGTTCTAAAATAGCATCTAGTATTGCATCACTGATTTGATCACAGACCTTATCCGGATGTCCACTAAATACTGATTCACTTGTTATTATTTGCATATGTTTTCTCCTTTTGTTCATAAACGCACTAAAAAAGGAGCTTTGAAATCGCTCCTTCTCATTCTACCTATTTCTAATATCTATATGATAAATTCTTGATTTTGTCTATTAAACTTTCATATTTGTCAAATACGTTTCGTACTCCATTAAGCGCACCAACTATTGGTTGTGCATCCTCGGGTTTTATGTCCTGAGGCATTAAAGATTCGTAAACGTAATGTAGCATTGGGAAGAACTCATTATATTCTCTATTATAATCTCTCTCAGCTCTTCTCATAATATCAAGTACTATCTCTCTTCTCTCGTAGCTATCATAATCATTAACCTCATTCACCTCGGATATATATTGATTAATATCTCTGATTAATCGATCCTTGGTAAAATCGGCTTCCATTTTTGCAAACTCCAAAGTTGGAGGCATTACTCTTTCCATAATTATCTCCCTTCAAATAAATTGTATATATAACAATTTTATCAAATAAAGATTATTATTTCAAGATGCCAATCTAATCCTCCAGTCAAAACATATAAATGGTATTTAAAACTGCAAATATCATTTTCACTATAGTGACTTATTTTCAAAGTAATCAAAATTGCTAAGTGGAGACCTTTCTCTATTTCTAATCAAATAGCAATTATCGTTTGATTCTTTATGTTTGATGTAGCGTTTAACAATAACATCTATAAACTTCTCATCTAGTTCCATTAGATACGCTTTTCGATCTAATTGATCAGCTGCAATCATCGTTGAACCTGAACCACCAAATAAATCAAGAATAGTTTCATGTCTCCTTGAAGAATTACTTATTGCTTTTCCTACAAGCTCTAAAGGTTTCATCGTTGGATGTTCCTCATTCTTTCTCGGTTTGTTATATTCCCATATAGTATCTTGAGAACGATCATCAACAAAGTAATGAGCTGCTCCTTCTTTCCAACCATAAAGAATCGGTTCATGTCTCCAATGATAATCTTGTCTTCCAAGTACTAAAGCATTCTTCACCCAAACTAAACATTCAGCTAGTTTATATCCAGCTTTCTTGTATGCGTTTCTAAAGTTGAGTCCTTCTGTATCTGCGTGGCAACAATAGATTGCTCCACCCGGTTTCGTATGTTCAAACATGTTCTGAAAAGCAGCGTATAAAAAAAGATAGAAAGTATCATCTTCCATCTTATCGTTTTTAATCTTTCCTGCTGTTCCTTCATAATCAACATTGTATGGCGGATCAGTAAAAATCATATCTACTTCTTTACCACCAAGTAATGTAGCTACTTGTTTTGAATCTGTTGAATCTCCACACATTACACGATGCGATCCTAACTCATAAATATCACCTGATTGTGAGAATGGAACTTCAGGTATTTCATCATCAATATCAAAATCATCATCAGCTGCATTATCAGGAAGTAAACTTTCCATTTCCTCAAATCCAAACTGAAGCATATCCATATCTAATTTTGCTAGTTCATCTTCAAGTTTTGATAAATCCCATGTAGCAAGCTCTGCTGTCTTGTTATCTGCAAGCCTAAATGCTTTGATCTGCTCGTCATTTAAGTCATCTGCGATAATACACGGCACTTCTTCTAGTCCAAGCGACACAGAGGCTTTTAATCGTGTATGTCCGGCAATAAGGACGTTATCACTGGTAATTACAATAGGTACTTTAAACCCGAACTCTTTTATTGAATTAGCAACTGATTTTATTGCCTCATCATTGTTTCTTGGATTGTTTTCGTACTCTTGGAGTGCCTGTACTGATTTCATCACTATATTCATTTGTCCATACCTCCTCACCTTTTTCTAGGCGTTTTTCCATAAGCTTAATTTCTGCTTTCTTTTCATTATAGTCAATACCAAACTTCGTAATCAACAAGTATTTAATTGCTGATATATCAGGTAATGATTGTTTCTTATATTTTGTAATTCGCTTCTTTGTTCCTGTTTTAGTTTCTTCAATTACTGTCTGTGTTTCTTCATATTCAAAACCTATTGCACGTTGATAGATTGCGTCAACTAATTTTTGCCTTAGCTCTTCATCACCGTACTGAAAAGCATCATTCAATCGTTTATGTACTTTCCTTAACTTGATAATCGTTTTTTCTGTAACACCTAAATATTCCGCTACTTGTCTTTGAGTAGCTCTTTTTGATACCATTTCTGATATTGCTTTTAATTTTGTCTTTAAATGTCCGGATTTTTCCCATTTCTCGTACGTATCAAGCATTTTTCCTTTCATATCTAATCACTCCAACTGTTTACAAAAAACTGTAATATTTCACCAGTTGGAATACTACAAGTATCTCTGCAAAAACAAAAAGAACTCCTTTTTCAAGTAAGTTCTTCTAATTTCTAGGCTGGTCTCATAGCCAGTATTCCATATGTTTATATGCCTTGCTCATTATAATACTATCACACCCTTGACAGTTTCACAATATATCAACCTTGCTCGGCCTTGTCATTTTAGTAATACTTCTTTTTTTAGTTCTTGATATTCTTCTTCTGTTATTGCACCTTTTTGCAAAAGATCATATAATTTCTCTAATTTTTCTAAATTACTATTACTAGAGTCTGAATTAGGATCCTGTTCTATAATTTCTTTTTTATCGATATTTAAACTAACGCCTTTTGATTTGAGTTTTTTTGTTATTCCTTTCATTTCCGCGACAACAAATAGATCAAAATCGGATTTTGCTTTCACTTGTATTTTCGATGATTTCATCATAACGATTATTGAAATTGGTACAACGATAATAGACGGTATTAGAAACCACAATGCAAAAAGGTAAAATCCCCAATCATAAAATTGATAAACTATAATCGCAATTGTAGTTGCAGACGCAAGCAAAAAGAAGATAGAAAATAATAAACCTATCATTCTTCTTTTTCTATTTTGTTTATTGTTTATAAATTGGACATAGTGATTCTTTTTACTTTCGTAATCCATAAATGAGCCTCCTTAGAAAATCATATGTTAATTATAACACAACAAATACACTATTTAAAACGTTATCTCATTCAATGCCTTATCATGCCATCTTCTTATTGTAGCTGATGATAAGAACATTCTTTCGGCTATTTGTCTCCAACTTAACCAATCAATATATCTGTGGAGTATAATCATCTTGAATTCCTTATTTTCCAACTGTTCAACACTTGAAAGTAATTCTCTTTTGTAAATTGGTAACATGTGTCTCATTTCTTTAATTTCATTTTCGTAATCTAAAGTCTTAAGTATCCATTTCTCAAAAGGAGCTTCGAGTTTTCTTGTGCCATCAGCTCTAATTGCATCAAAGTTGACACCTGGTATTTCATTTGCATGTCGAATATATTCATTAACTAGCGCTTGTAACTTTTGTATATTCTCTTTTGTCTTGTGGTATCTACTTAGGTATTCTTTAACTGTCATAATCTTCCTCCTTGAATTTACTTAATACATTTATTTCAATTGATATCCCTGTTGGATCATCAGACCATAATTTCTCCACATGTTCAACTACTACTTGCGCATCGTCGTTCCAAAACCCAACTTCTGTCATGCAGTCCTTCAACATCTTCTCAAGATTATCAGTATCAGGTCTTGTGACTCTCCATTCCTGATGCTTATGTCTTTTACCTTTTGGAAATCTCCATATCACATCAAGTTTGATTGGACCTTCCAGTGACTTATCTGGTTTGAACGGTTTTAGATGCTTAATAATAGTACGTCTTGCTTTCTTTAATTTTTCAGGTTTATAGAAGATTGGTTTGTTCTTTACAATTGTTACTTTATTTTGTTGTGCTGTAATTGTTGGTGGATCTAATAGCAAAAATATTTTCATAGCTACCTCCTTTTTTTATTTTTTTAATTACAGATAGGTGAGTGCTGTCGTTGATGCATTTGTTTGGGATAGGGCTCATTTTATGCCCTATCCAACAAACATGTGTCAGCGTGTTGGAAGCAACATGTATATATAAGGCCTTTCGGCAACATTCACCCTATAGGGATATAACCCTTTCTTCTTCATTATTTGGCCGATAGGGAATTTCCCCCTTTCTGCATTATTCAGAAGTTACCTTTTGAATCTTCACAATTTTACGTTTTACACAAACATACTCATCGCTAAATTCACTCAACCTTTTACGTACTGTTCGCTCTGATAATTCCAAATAATCAGTAATATCTTCTATGTTGCATTGTCCATTTTCTTGGTTTATATCAAATGCAGTATCAAACTCTTCTTTTCGCGATTCAGTGGTTTGTTTTCTTTTACCGCTTTTTTCAAGGTTTGCCTTTGGATCACCATCGGCATAATTTTTAGCTAATATTCCAGTATCATCTATTCTATGTATAGGATATTCAAACCAAAAATTTACTGGTTTAAAGTTCTGAAATTCACGTAAACTACTCTCTAAGCGCCATGCCGTTGATGTCATAATATTTGCATTTTTCGCCATGAAATCTTCATTGGTTTCCAATTGAATCATGTCTAACTGTGCATCTGGATCACGTGCAAATACACCAGAGCCTGAAGCTCTATCCATTGCTTTTTTAAATCCTTGAGATCCTTTAGAATGATGATGTGAGTAAATAGCTGCACAACCAGTTTCGTTACAAATCTTATCAAACTGATTACTAAATGCACCCATTTCTGAAGCGTTGTTCTCATCACCTGTAATAACTTTATATATAGGATCAATTATAATCGCATTAAATCCTTGATTTGCGACCTTTCTAATCAATTTAGGCACAAGTTTGTCAAGTGGCATCGCACGACCTCTTAGGTTCCATATAACAATGTTATGACTGTATTTGGGTTTCATCTTTAATCCTTTGTATATTTCAGAGAACCGATTAATACAACTTGCTGCATCAATCTCCAAATTTACATAAAGAAGCTTTGATTTCTTACATTGAAACCCAAGCCACTTCTTTCCTTCTGATAATGCTATAGAAAGTTCCATAAGCAAGAAAGTCTTACCTGCTTTTGATGAACCTGAAATAAGCATTTTATGTCCCACGCGAACAACACCTTCTATCAATTCCTCAGGAAGTTCAGGCATATCTGCTAATGCTTCATCAAGATATGTTAGATTAGGTAATTCATCTGTGATGCCTTCGGTAAAATCTAACCATTCATTCCAAGTTCTCCTTCCGATATTTGTATCCACTAAAGTTTGAATCACACCGTTTCGAGTAACTCCAGGAATCCGTGACAGCCTTGATGGATTACGATTTGCCTTATCTACTTTCAATCCGTTTTTATCTAAGAAATCGTATAAGTAGTTTACTCTTTTTCTATATTCTTCAGCATCAACTGCATCAACTTTAACAATTGCATGTAGACTTCTACTACCACTGTGAACTAAACAAGCTATAGGTAATTCTAATTTACGGTATATAGCATCTTGTTCTGGGATTGATATTTCATCTGATTCTACTAATGCGTATGTAAAGCGAGTTACATTTTCATTCTTCACTCCATTACCATCTACCGGATTAAATCTAATCCAAGCACCACATTCATCTTTCCAATCACCAATAACAGCACCGATATCACTGTTATGTTTTTTCAGTAATTTAATCAGTTCTTTTGCTGTTCTATCATACAGTCCTCTTTTAGGCATCCACTTGCCTTCATCATTTTGCCAAACATCAGTTGTTACATAACCTACACATTCATCATCTTTGAATAAGGTTTCAAGATAGGTGATTAACTGTTCTGCAGGTTTCATATCACTTGTTGGGTCATAAATCATTCCATCACCATCGTATTCAATCATGTCGTCCCACTCCATCAAACCACCGTTTTTATATGTATATGGATTCCACCCTATATCTTTAGCTATTTTTATAATTGTTCCACCAGATATGGGATCAGAGGAACCGTTAAAAGTTCCCCATTTTCGATCACATTCTCCATCTTTATAACGAGAATCATGCTTGCTCCAGTCATCCCATATTGAACAATCATATCCTTCGGCTTTGAGTGCCATACCTATGTTAATCCATTCTTGATAAGTTAAATTTGTTACATCTATTTGTTTCAAAGCTTCTAATATGCTGTCCATTTAATTCCTCCTACGGTCTATAACTTGCAACGTTTATTCCTCTAGGTAAACACCATCTGTTATCTGCAATACGAGTAATCATTTTACTTGCAGCATCAAACGCCCAAATACCTACGTGGATGAATCCATATCTTTCTAAGAACCGGATTTGCTTAGGCGTTGCTAGTCCTTCCATTTGTCTATTTTTTAATTTTTCAATTAGCATGCTTGCCATACCACAACTAGTTACAGCATCCGGATGGATTCCATGTTTCTCTAAATAATCAAGTTGTCGTTCTGTAGCAGGTCCCATCTCCCACATAAATGTAGGTTCATAATTCGATAGGTCTTCTGCTGATATTGAGAATGCGTATTGTATTGGATCTACAAGTTTAGATTTTTTCTTACGCATTGAAGCTAGTTCTCTAGCTAATGCATCTTCACGTTCCTGAATGGCATCTTTTTCTGCTTCTGATTCTGCGTCAAGTAAATCGATACCAGATTCTTGATCCATCATTTTCTGATCAATACGTTTTGCTAACTCTTCATCTTTTGAAACAAGTGCTGAAGGTCTACATAAATCATGGCGTTCAGTCATCCATAAAAAGTCTAATAATAACAATTCTTTTTTACCAGGATGAAGTCTCATACCACGACCGACCATCTGTTGATATAGACTCCTTATTTTCGTTGGTCTTAACACAACAATAGTGTCTACTGAGGGACAATCCCAACCTTCTGTTAAAAGCATCGAGTTACATAAAACGTCATACTCTCCATTTTCAAAGTCGGCTAACACTTCATCTCTGTCTTTACTATTACCATTTACTTCAGCAGCTCTTATTCCATGTAAATTTAATAACTCACAGAACTTTTGAGAAGTTTTTACAAGTGGCAAGAACACAACTGTCTTTCTACCTTTACAGTAGTTGAGCATCTCCAAAGCAATTTGATTCAAATATGGTTCTAAGGCTGACCCAATTTCTCCAACTGCATAATCACCATTCGATACATTAACATTTTGAATATCAAGTTCAAGTGGAATCATCTGTGCTTTTACTGGTGTTAAGTACTCTTCTTTAATTGCTTGATGTAATGAATACTCATATGCTTTTGAATCAAAGTACTTTCCTAAGTTCTTTTGATCTGAACGATCAGGTGTAGCAGTTACTCCTAGTACATTAGCACCATCAAAATAATTTAATATGCTTTGATAAGTTTTGCTCATAGAATGATGTGCTTCATCTACAACAATTGTCTTAAAGTAGTCTTTATCAAACTTCTTTAGCCTTTTCTCTTGGGATAATGTTTGAACTGAAGCAACTGTTACTTGTTCTGAAGCACCAATGGCAGAGGACTCAGCCTTTTCTAAAGCCGAATCCAACCCACTAGTTATTTTTAATTTTTCTGAAGCTTGATCGAGTAGTTCACCACGATGTGCAAGTATTAATGCTTTGCTTCCATCTTTTGTCTCTTCTTCTACAACTTTTGAGAAGACAATTGTTTTTCCTGTGCCAGTAGGAAGCACTAATAAGGTCTTGTGATGTCCTTCCTGCCACTGGTTTCTAATTGCGTCTACAGCTTCATTTTGATAAGGTCTTAATTCCATAACGATTACCTCCTAAAATGGAAGATCGTCCGTAATAAAGAACTCTTCTTTGTAATCAATGAAACGATCAATATCATTAATTGATTTCTCATCACCTTGTTTATTTGTGTATGTTCTTTGTTTGAAGTGTGCTTTACCCTTTGAGCCTATTACTTTATTCCAGTCCATCGCTAATTTCTCACCATGTTTCTTTTGACCTATACATCTGAAGAATGATGAAATACGCCATTCTAATGAACGATATAATAGTAAATCAAACTTTACTGTAGCAATACCATCTTTCGTTTCAACTTTTACTGTAATTGTTGCTTTATTACAAGCAGGTACTTTTGGCCCTCCAGGAAATCTCCCTCGTTCAAAATGTATAACTTTAAAAATGTAATCCCCTTCAGGAAGTAAAACGAATTCCTTCCCATCATCATCGATCGAATCATTCCAATCCATCAACATATCTTTGTTTTCAACCATAATTATTTTTCTCCTTTATTATTTTTTATAGATTCTACAATTTTCTTCCAATTAGGGATAATCCACCTTGTCATAAAATCATCTGAGTAGTTTTCTATTGGATCAGTATCTTTGTAATGTCCACGCTCTGCTACTACTTCTATTAATGCTTCTTCTGTTATGTCTGCTTCTTGAATCATATTTCTTAACTTCTCAACTATCGCAATACTAGTTATATCTTTAGAGTCATAGTTCATCACTTGGTCTTGTGGTACATTATAAATCTCAAAAAGATGTTTAATCTCTGTAAAATCAAGTTCTAACTCTTCTTGTAAGTTAAATCTGTTCTTAGCATCATAGGTTGGATTGTGTGTTGTATATAGAACTCGTTTTCCACCTTGTGCTTTTCTTTTATTATTTTCAGTTGTTACTACATAAATCTTGTAATTAACAAAGAACAATGCATCACTCCACTCTTTAATAAGCGGTGCTACTTGTCTTGTAAGTTTCATCTCATATCGATCAAAAGACCCTTGCTCTTCTGGTAGTTCAAACTTCTTCAGTCTTGAATGCGCTGTAATCACAACATTTATTCCAACTTCTATTAACTGATCAAATAACGCTAGTAATTTAGAATATTCATCAACCAAATAAACGTATCCTTTTCCGTAACCAAAATCTTCAATATTATTCTTACGGTACTTCTCACATACAGCATTGGTACATAGTGTTTCAGACCAATCAGCTGTATCAAGTACGACCGTCTTACAAATATGTGGATTAGTGTGGATTTCTTTCACAATGGCTATTAGTTCATTCCATGATTTATTACATTTGATTCTTTTTACATCTAAATTACTAGTTCCACCTTCAGTATCAATAAACAGTGGTTCTGGGAACTGGCTAGCAAATGTAGATTTTCCGATTCCTTCTGGCCCATATATGACTATTTTCTTTGGACGTTGTTCTACTCCTTCAATAATATTCAACATTTTAATTTTCTCCTTTTTCGATTTTAGTTACCTCTTCACGAGGATCTGTTTCTGGTACTAGAATCATTGAACCTGTTTGCATCGTAATGTATGGTCCGATAATGCTAGTCACTTTGCCCTTACCGATTCGTTTGGTCAGTTCTGTAATTCCCGCAACTTTTTGTGCACTATATGGATCAATTCCAACTTCTTCACAAGCCTTTATTAATCCTGCTTCATCTGTGATTTTTCTTGAAACTCGAGCGTGAACCAACTTAAAACCATTCCATTTATGACCGTTTTTTGCTCTTGTAATTGCGAACTCTTTAAGCTCATTTGCATAACGTATATAGTCTTCTAGCTTCGGTAATAAATCTTCTATCTTTTCATCTGAGTGAACTGACAATGGTTTTATTAATTCTTTTGACATTTCTATAAATTCATCTCCTCTTTTTACACACATAAATCTTCCTGAACAATATCTACAATGTTTACCAGTATTTCCTTCTAGATATCCTGTTCTTGTTTTTTCTACTGCAGGTAATAAATCTTCAGTTTCAAATTTCAATAGCTCTTCTAGATCCATCTCGTATTCATTAGTGTTATTGATAACAGGCTGATAAATCACAAGTCTTACTTTTTTTACCGGATATAAATCTTTGTATGCCTTGTATAGATAGAGTGCATATATGGCAAGTTGTGTGTTGAACGAGTCTTCTTCTGCATCAAATACATACACCGGTAATCTACCTGTCTTTAGGTCAACAACTGTCAGTGTTCCACCATTCATTGACGAGATGATTCCACAGTCAAGTGTTCCTCGAGCGTCTTCATCAAAATCCATATCCAAGTGTTGTTCAATAACTACAAATGGCTCTGCATCAGATCGTTTCTTTTCAAACTCAATAGTGTTAATTACAAAGTTCGCATATCCATCCGCTATATCCTGCATTTCATCGGAATACATATCGAGTTCTTTGATTAATTCATCGATTGGTTTTACTTCACTGTCATAATCGATTAATCCTAATGACTTACTAATGAGTACAGCACCTAACTCATGACATTGGGTACCAAACTCTGCTTGTGGACTTACTTCTTGATTTTTTGAATCGTTGTAGAATGTACTTAATGGACAATTAAGCCAGATACTACTTTTACTTGGACTATACTTTCTACTATGTACCGTTGGACTTCTTGACATCTTTTTCATCTCCTTTATTTACATCTTCTGGTAGCAACATTACTTCCAGTGCCAATGTCTTAGCTGTTTCACTAATCAAAAGCAATGCTTCAGCTAAATCCTTATCGGTGAGAAAAGGTTTCTTGGCTATTGGTTCTTTTTTCATTTCAAAACCTCCTTCACTAGATATATGGCGAGGTAACATTTGCTTTGCCGATTATTCTTCATATTTTTTTATTTTTTCTTTCAATAGTTTAATAAGTTTCGTTCTTCTCTCTTGAACCATACTTCTGGATTTCTTGACTATCTCAGCTATAGCCGCATCAGTTTTTCCTTCATTGAATAGTTTTAATATCTGTCGGTCTGTTGGTTCCAACTTGTTTACTAGATTCCAAACAAGATCCGTTTGTTCTTGCTCAACTTCTTTTTCACGCTCTGTCTTATAAGAATCGTCAGCAAACTCGAACTCGTAATTATCGAACATATAATCCATAGATATTTGAAAGCCAGTTCTTGAATATGGACATTCTTTACAATCAGTTCTACATTTAACAAGCCCAAATTTCTTTGAAGGGATCATGCAACGTGACTCAGTATCTTTTCTTCTTCTTTCATTACGCTCTTCATTGCGATGCCAATGGAAATACTTCTCAGTACATGGAACGAATCTCTTATCGCCATCAGCAAACTCATGCAATACCCAATGTAATAGTTGATTATTTGAATCAGCATTCAAATCCTCTAGGGTTTCGTATCCGTATATATTTGGTAATTGATTCTTAACTATTCTTGATATTTTCATAAAAAAAAACACCTCCGTTATGGAAGTGCATCTGTTCATACTTATGGCAGTCTTAGGCCGTCACAAAAGGATCAGGAATTACTTCCATTTCTTTTTGCAGACCTTTCCTCATAATGGATTAAACTGCAATATTCGATTAGTTGTGTTTTTACGAACGTCCAGCCTAGAATAGGACAAACACTGAGTGAAAATTATAAGTTCGCATATGCAAACTTTTTGTTCGATGTAAATTGTTTTTTTATAGCAATAAATGGTATAATTGTTATAAGTGAGCAGTTTCTTATTGTGTAAACTATTTACACGATTTATTTTACACCCTTGAAAGCGATAAGTATTGGGCACACTTTGGACATCATTTTTAGGAGGCGATTCTTATGGAGACTTTATGCTTTGCAACTTTTGTGGATATATTAAGACCTTGTTTACAAGAACCTAATACTCAAGAAATTGTGGTTGAACTACTAATTCAGCCTATTATTGATAGCGATAATATTCTTGATAAAAACGGCAATACAATGCTTCTTGACAGTTCAATAATAAGTAAGTGGATGACTAGAAAAAGGGATGTTACTAGAGCTATTAGATCCGCTTTAAATAAGAATAGTGTTATTAATGCTGTTAAAGATAATTTCCAAAACACTATATTTACTTCTTTTGAAATTGGAAAAGAAGCTGAGTTTTTTGATAAGATAAGTGAATTAATCAATCAAGACTCAACTATCACTACAACAAAAAGAGAAAAATATACAAATACATTAGGTCCAAAGATTGATAGAGTAACAGATATCTTCATTCATGCATTGCAGGCAGAAAATAAAACCGAAGATAGAGGTTGGTTAACAAATCTATATCGTGGAAGTATAGAAGATGAAGTGAAAATGGTCTTAGATAAACTAGCTCAAGATAAACGTGCAGACATAAAAAAAGAACTCAAGTATACTCCTACTTCGTTCAAAAAGAAGATAGAAGAGGATAATCATGAGTTAATTGATAAAGTGGAATATAATGTAATTTATTACTATGTAATACGCGATTATTTTGCTGAACTTGAAGGTGGAAATGATGCCACTTTTGAAAAGATAGCTAGACGATTTAGAAAACATTATGAAAAATTAAACAAAGCTGGTTTGTCACAAGATGATATTCATGATGAACTAACCGATATGTTGGTTACAAAGTCTGGTACAACAAGAACTACATGTGAAAAAGTTGTAGCATTCTTTATTCAAGATTGTGAGGTATATGATGAAATTACCTAATAAAATTATAAAATATGAAGATAGTATTTTGGTAAAATTGCCTGTTGTTCTAAATGTAATACAAAAAGGCAATAAATCTATTCTTGAAACGTATAAAGAAGTAAAAAATGAAGTTAATAACATTGCTGAGTTCACTGAAGTATTATGCTGTCTATATGCACTCAACAAAATTGAATTAAACAATGAATCGGGAGGGTTACGCTATGCTGAAGGAAATATGGAGTAACAAGTTCATATCGAATGGTAAAATAAGAGACAAAATAGAATTTAATGATAACTTAAACGTAGTTTTAGGTGCTGATGATGCAGCAAACTCAATTGGTAAATCAACTTTCTTAATGGCACTCGATTTTGCGTTTTGTGGAAAGGACTATGTTGAGAAGACTAATGTTATTGATAATGTTGATCACCACTTTATCAGCTTCAAATTTATCTTTAATGAGACGGCTTATTACTTTTCAAGAAGTACTGAGGATCTAAATAATGTTATAGTGTGTGACTCAAATTATTCGGAATTTGATATAATGCCAATTGAGGACTACAAGAGTTTTCTATTCGAGATGTATGGACTAAACCTGCCACACACATCATTCAGAAACGTTGTTTCAAGATATCTTAGAATATACGGACGTGACAATTCTAACGAGAAACGCCCTCTACATGGATTCCCTAATGAGAAAAGTGGTGTTCCTGTAAATTCACTTATTAAGTTATTCAATAAGTACGACACGATAGAAACATATCAAAGTGCGCTTAATGAAGTTAACGAGATTAAAAACGCGCATAAAAAAGCTCAAAAATATACTCTAATACCAAAAATCACAAAAACTAAATACAATGAAAACATTAAAGAAATCAGGGTACTTGAGCTTGAACTTGAGCAAATTCAATATGCAAAAGAAGATTTGCTTGCTTCTTCGGATAAATATGCAGATGATTTTGTAGAACTTAAAAGAGAACTTTCAAGACTCAAAAGACAACGAACTTCCCTTTATAATGAACTTAATATTGTAAACCGAGATATAAAAATGGGTAGCTCTCAAAACAACTATGATGTTCTGTCAAGATTCTTTGAAAATGCAAATATAAAACATCTAGATGAAATCAATAATTTTCATAGTAGACTTTATGAAATTTTGCGTAATGAGTTCGATGAAGCTAAGACTAGAATTCAAATCAATATTGAAAACATTTCTGATGAAATTAAGGGTGTAGAGCAACAGATAAAAACTACTGGTTACTCACAAACTGTTCCAAAGACACTAGTTATGAGAATATCTGAAATCTCCAACAAAATACGTGAGCTTAGAAATGAGAATAACCAGTATGATAAATCTAGTGAGTTTAAAGATGATTCAGATAAAAAGAAGGCAAATCTGACTGAAGTCAGAAAAGACATTGTTAAAAATATAGCAAAAACAATAAACGAAAAAATGGATGCTATTAATGATCTAATCTATCATGGTGAGAAAACGCCTCCACGAGTTACTTTCCATGATAATAATGACTATAAATTCGAGGTGATAAATGACTCTGGAACCGGATCACGATACAGAGGTATGTTAATTTACGACATAGTAATCCTTCAAGAAACAGTACTACCAATTTTAATACATGACTCATTCTTATATAAAAATATTGAAGATCATGCTATTGAAGTTATACTTGAAGACTATACAAGTGTTAACAAACAAGTATTCATCTCACTTGATAAGATTGGTTCTTATAGTGAAAATGCTCAAAAGATACTAAAAACAAACGAAGTAATCTATCTTTCTCCTGGTGGAAATGAGTTATTTGGATGGGCATGGAATAAAAAAGAGTTAAATCAACAACAATAACCAATAAAGAAAGAAGGAAAATCTAATGGTTAGTTATAATAAATTATGGAAATTACTAATCGATAAGAACTTAAACAAAAAAGAGCTCATTAAGCTCTCTGGTGTTAGTTCTTCTTCCATTGCAAAAATGACAAAGGGTCAAAATGTTACAACAGATGTATTATGTAAAATCTGCAAAGCATTACAATGTGATTTCAAAGATATTATGGAGTATATAGACAAATAAAAAATGCGACTCAACTCAATTAAGAGCTGGGTCGCTATATTTTTATCTATTCTTTACTCACTTGCTTTTCAAATTCAAAGTGAGCAGTAAATTTACCTTCTTCATACTCGAAATTATTTCCACAACTACCGCACATAAACGAGTACCCCATGGGATCTGTATGAATCACATAATCACTAGAACATTCAGGACATAAGAGTTTTGATTGTAGTTCTTCTATTTCCTCTAGGAACTCATCATACCATTCTTCAACTCCTAGATCATATGAGCTTTCATCATCAACTAATTCATATGGTCCAAAATCGTATTTATTACATAAAATAATAAAATCAACAAAGTTATCTGGATAAGCATTCATTCCCAATATTTCTATATTTTCTTCATTTTCAATATGAATTGTAATCTTCCACTCTTCACCATCAAGTACTGTTTTAGAAGGTTTATATTCATCACTCCAACTAAGGATATTAATGACTTCTACTGCCTCAGAAATGAAAGACTTAAATTGCTCTTTAGTTCCACCAAGCGAATACATTACATTAGGTTCAGTGGCCTCTTTTATTACTTCACCTTCCTCATCATATCCATAATAATGCGTCATATCTTCAACTGTATATACACGTCGTAAAAAAGTAATTCCTGTGATATTAAGTTCCTTATAGTCCTTTGTTTTCATAGTTTTTCTCCCTTAACTCCTCTCAAGATTAGTTTTAAAAAGTAATGTAAAGTAATCCCAGTCTTCTGGTTTCTCTTTAAAATCCTTATAGTCTCCATTTTTATTCTCATTAATATAGAAATGACTACCACTTCTTACAATCATTCCACCAACAAGATTCTTCCCTTTCTTATTCTCCTCAACAATGTGATTCGTTAAGGCATTTGATTTCACAGTTGTGTCAGTAACATTGTAGTCAATTGGCTTAGTATCAAAGATTCCTATCCTACCATCGATGAACTTAATTAAGAAATCTGGTTGAAATGTTCTAGAATCCCCATTTTCATCCTTATATGGTATACCAAAATTAGTTTCCATATGTTCTGCTCCATTTTGCCAAAACCATTTAATTACTTCAACCTTTGTTTCCATAAAATCAATAAAATCATATTCAAGTTGATTAGCAGGTACAACTTGTCCATTTGATTCTTTTGATAATATGTATAACGGCTTATACATTGATAATTTCGAATCCTTTTTTATATGAGTACCACTATTATACATCTTGGTTTCATCAATCTTCCAAGAGTCGTTTCTAACTTCATTATAATTCTTACTAAATTTCTCATCTTTTTCAATTCTATATTTTTTAATGGCTGAATCTAGTAACTCACTATAAAAATCTTGATAATAAACAACGATACTTTGAATGCGTTTCATTCCATTATCCTTACGTGGATTAATACCCAGATAGTCATTAAAAATTTTTGCAAAAGACATTTTGACTGGTGAAACCGATCTAACTTTAGCCAATCCATTTAGATTGCTGATTATAATTGATTCATATGAATGCTGTAAATCATTATCAGAGTAATTTGCATATATTGGATTCAATGATTCTACATGTTGATCTTTATCAATTTCTCCTGAAGATATAGATGTTTCACCAATCATTGTATCTGATAGATTAAAATCATATACATCTAATTCACTTTTTTTCAAGTGATCTAAATTGACTTGATATAGGAATTTATTATCAGATTCGATACCTGTTTTCATCAAAAACTCTTCTTCGAAAATAGGGTAAAAAGAAGCATCAATATCATTATATAATCCCCCACGCGACCTGTAATATGAAGTTAGCAAAACATTATCAAAGTCTTCTCTCCTTCTAGATTTTAATGACTTAATAATATTTGGGTTGTATGTTTCCTTTTTCACATCTATCGATTTTAGATTTGTATACACATACGCTGTATTTAGCATGTCATTCTTATAATGTCTTGCTTCTGGTGTTCTTAGTATCCTACCTACTGTTTGAACTTCAAAAGGTATTGATCTAATTTCTCGAAACCTTACTAGGATATGTGCTCTTGGGCAATCCCAACCTGTTGACACAGCCTGCTTAAATACCAAATAGTTCATTTTATGCGAAAGGTTTCTAATATCTTCCTGGTTGAAATTCTTGGGTATATCTGATAACCAGATACCTATTTTTCCATTGCTTTCTGTAACTCCTTTTATAGATAAGAAATCACGAATGAAATCAAGCTTATCTTGCCCTGCATCTGTGTTAGGAATTTGTATAAGTACTAGTGGATTCACGATAGAATCTTCATCTAAAAAACTATCTACTAATTCTTCTCTTTTTTTATATGCATACTCCATTACTAATGTTTGTGAATCAATTTCGTCATCTCCAATATCATCACTATTAACTTCTGGATTTATTAATACTTCTTTCTTTATCATTCCCTCTTTAATTACATTATATGGATCAACTTGTATTTTAAAATCCAAATCAGTGATTGAAGGAGTAGCTGACATTTCAATTGTTAAGGAAGGTTTAATGATTTCATCTCTGAGTTCTATCGCCCTTTCACTTTTCGTAGACATATGTGACTCATCAATTACTAGAATTAGTTTTAGTCCGTTACTTCTTGTGTTATCCAGAACATCTATTAAATTATTTGTTTCTTTGTCCATCATCAAATTATTTTTCCAAGAGCCATCTTTGTTCTTAGAATTAATTTTCTCCCAATTCAAAAAAACTATTTCATTTGGTAAAATACTTCTTTTAGATCCAAAATAATCTTTTTCTAATAATGAACAGTTTGGATATCCTCGCAGCTTATTCTTAACAGAATTATAACTTTGAACATGAAGGTTACCCGTTCCAATTGAAATCCAAACAAAGCAAAAATCCTCATTTTTATTTTCATTACATAGACGCTCTATAAAACTTGTTAGCATATAAGTTTTACCTGAACCGGTTGGTGACTGAAGGACTATGGTCTTATTATTATTCTCGTATTTAAGTGTCATACTTGTATAATCTAATAACTGATCAACAACTTTCAGTTGATATTTCTTCAATATTTCGCTCAT